AGAAAGCAAGACCTTTACTGTATATATAAACAGGTGCTAGGCTCGCTCCGCTTTGTGCACGAAGCGAGAGCCTTGGCTGGACTTGCAGGGGTAATCTGCGGGAACGGTGACCAGCCGGGATGTTGACGCATCTCGACTGGTCGCTCTTTTTCAATTTGCTGCTGGGGCTCTTTCGGCTCAGAGCTGAACGGCCCATCGCTCGATCAGGGCAAAACCTTCAAGGCACGCTCGTAGAGCATTTGCCGATCTGCCTGGCCATTGGTGCCGCCATTGATGCGCTTGGTGATCGCCAGGAACTCACCTTTATCCGCCAAGGTATTGAGTCCAGCACAGTGCCAGAACCAAGCCGCCGACATGGCTGCATGCTCTGGAAGCTCCAGAAGTTCAGGATGCTCTAGCAGATCCAGGCCCAGTGCCTCTGCGCACGCGGTGTAGTTGTCTCGCCCGGTAACCTGAATAAGCCCCCTGCCACGGTACAACTGACCATCGTCATCGTCCTCTGGCGTATTACCCAGGCGCTCAGCCAGCCGCCCGGTATCGTACTTGTCGAGATATTGATCGCTGCCCAGCTCGCGCACGTAGCGGAGCTGGCCGGACTCGTGCCCAACCTGCGCCAGAAACGCAGCAATGCGCAATCTGGTGACGATGGCGTACTTGCTCATCGCTACGTTTAGGACAGGAACAAAAACGCCAGCTCGGGAGCTGGCGTTGGGGAGGATCTGCAGCAACTGCTGCGTGGTAATCGACATGCGTGACTCTCCTGGTGAGTAGGTGATGATCTGTCTGGTTAAAGCTGTACAACCTTGACCGGTTTCTTCTCTTTCTTTTTCTTGCCCTTCGCCTTGGCCTTGCCGGATTTACCGCCGTTGCACTCCACTGCTGTGGTCCAGCCAGACTGGGTGAATACCTGCTCCACCGAATCAACCAAGTACTCGCCATCAAGGCCGACCTTGAAGTCCAAGGCATTGATCATTCGCTCTGAGAACAAATCGGTGCGCCCAGCCATTTCCAGCCGAACACCTGCGGTACTGCGATTGAATGCCGCGAGGCGCGCCTTGGCTGCCTGCTCAGCAGCGGACTTATTGGGATGGATGTGGCGGTCGGTATGAACGGGCGGTAGGCCGTTAGGGGATTGATCGTTGCTCAGCTCAACTACCTGCAGCTTTCCAGTCTTCTTGTCCAGATGCTTAGTCTGGACGGCTTTCTGTGTGGTCTTGTCGCTGAGACGAAACTGCCACCGCGCCACTTCATGACGACGGATCGTTATGACACCCAACGCTTTACCGCTAGCGCTCAATCCGTCTTGTCGAGGCAGCACCAGCAGCTTGCCGTCGGCAACTTTCGCGGTGCAGTCATACTTCTTGGCCACCCGGGTGATGAAGTTGTAATCCGACTCGTCCAGTTGATCGACGCGAGGCACTTTTGTCATGACGGTACACGCGGGCTTCCAGCCATTACGTGCTGCAACGTCGCTGACGATCTGCTGCAGGGTGACGTTCTCCCAACTGCCGGAGCGTGTGGTCCGACCGCTGCCGCGCATATTGCTGGCCTTGCCGCGTATGACCAACGTATCGGGTGGACCAGACGCCTCAATGTCATCAACGGTGTAAAGACCCAGTCGGGTCAGTCGATGCCCTTCGTAACCGAGGTAAATCTCGATGTCCGCACCGCGCGCAGGCAGTGAAACGGCCCTATCCCTGTCGTCGATGCGCAGCTCAAACTCATCTGACTCCATACCAGGCTTGTCGCTTGTGCGCAGCAGCAACAAACGGTCATTGATCAACGCCGTAATGTCGTTGCGGTCCGCAACAATTCGGAATACCGGTTTCATGAGACCTTCTTAATAGCCATAGCAAGACACGGCAGAGTCACTAGAATCCGCCGCCGAGTGTTGATAAAAGTTGGATGTGAACCGACCGCCAGCTAGCCCCAGAGCTGTATCACTTCCTCGGTCTGGGTGAGCAGATCCGGCAGCAAGATCTGCACACCCGCTCGATAGGGCTGAGGCTCATCGGCCAAGCCCTGATTGGCATCTAACACGGCCTCAACGCTACCGTTCAGGTGCCCGTAATACTGTTGGCAGATAGTGTCCAGCAGATCCCCATCAGACGTTCTGCAGATCGTCGCCATAGCTCACAAACTCCAGTGAAAAGCCCTGCTTGCGGGGAATACCCCCGGCCAGCAGGTTGCTCTGTTCTTCATCCACACTGAGCAGACACCAGTTGCCCAGCACCTCGCCGTAGCCGGTGGTCAGGCTCAGCGGCTGCAAGTTGCGGCCCATGCTGCGCAACGTATCCAGTTGCTTGAGGCCGCCCTTGAAGCCGGGAAAAATGGCCCCCTTCAAACTCAGCTTGTCGTCACCGAGGCCAACCGCCTGTTGCGCAATGCTGCGCGTCAAGCGCTCTTGCCCGGCCCAGCGGAACGCCGTCTGTCTGCGAAGCTCATCGAAGGCAGCCGTGTCCAGGTTGAAGTAGTAAGGCTGCGCCTCAGGCTTGAGCGGCTGGATGATCAGCAGATGCGGAAACGGTTTCACGGCCTCGGAGGCCGGGGTCATCTGGGTTGCAAAACTGCCCGTCGGCACAATGTTGCCCAGCGCCGGACTGACGCTTCCCGCCACCCGATTGATCGCGGCTCCGGCCTTGGACGCCTGCTCTTGCAGTGCCCCCATACGTTCCTGCACTTGCGATGCTGCACTGATTGCCTGCCCGTACATCGCTGCCACCTGCCCAACCTTTGTCTGCGCGACACTGATGCCCCGCATGGTGCGTTGCAGTTTTTCACCAATGGCCGGGCCAATGAACGGAATGTTCTCCAGCTCCGACGCAGCCCCTGTCATATCGCCAATGGCCCCGTTCAAGGGACCGAGCATGTCATCCAGACTACGGCGTCCCACCTCTCCCGCTGCAATCAGGTATTTCAACGATGACTGCAGTTGTTCTGCATAAGCCATAACCTTTCCTCAACCCACGTGCGGGGCATCAAACAATTGGCGGGCAGCCGCCTGCCGACTGAACTCTTCAAACTGACGCTGAAGGTACGGTGCGATCTCCCGCGCCAGTTGTGCCGGGTCCTTCACATCGCCCTGCACACTCACAGGCATATTCGGCGAGAAGGTGAATTGCTGGTCGACCTTGGTGGGTGCAGGCTTGCTCTGCTCAGCAGCCTTGACGACAGCAGGCAACGCCAGCGGAGCGGGTGCTACCGCCGCCATCGCTTTGACCACATCGCCAGGTGCGGCAGAAGGTTTGGCATCGCCGCCCTTGTCAGCAATGACCTCAGCTTTTTCATCTGAGCCAAACAGTGCCTTGCCCAGAAAGCCACCGACGTCCTGCCCACCCATGCCTCCGAGAAATGCGCCCACCATCCCACTGAACCGCCCCGGGTT